CGATGTTGTTCTTAAGCCGTGTTAAAGTTTGATGGGGGTTGGTTTCAACCCTGACCCCAATGACGCGGTCGTCCCACATGAGTGGACCACCGGAATTGCCCAGATTGATGGGGGCGTCCGTCTGGTAAAAGTTGTTCTGCTGCCCGCTCAGCACCCCCTTTGTGATCTTGATGTGGGTCTGCCCCAGAGGGTAGCCGATGGCGAGCGTGGTCGCACCGATCGGTGGGCCGGGGATGGTTTTTGATGAGGCACCCTTCCTGACCAGGAGGGGGCGCAGGGCATTGCGCGATGATCCTTCCTCCTCGAGCCGCAGGACGGCGAGATCCAGGAGCGGGCACCCGAACCACAGCCTGCAGGACGTGCGCGCGGACCCGGTCTTGGGGTGCTCGATGGTTATATGAAAGGCCTCATCGATCACGTGGAAGCAGGTGACCAGCCATTTTCTTCCCCTGAACTCCAGCCAGAAGCCGGTCCCCAGGGTCTCATTCTGATCAGAATCGGGCTGATGGGGCAGGGAGTAATTGAACGAACGATTCCGACATCGGATCAGCAAAATCTGGTCCGAGTATTCATACTTCATTTTGAAGTCTGAAGAGAAAATTTAATTCGACGAAAACATTGCTGACAGGATCCATTCATTTGACCCGGCTTGGCTTCAGAGCAGGCACAGCATGTGAACTGCTCTTCCGACAGGGTGTTGCATCATACCATAGCACCCTTATATAATTCATTCATGTAAGGGTGGTTGATAATTATTTTATCCTTGTCGTGTCTTATTCGGAGATGGCGAGTTTGAGGACAAAGTCCGTGGTGTTGTACCTATCTCTGATCTGCGATGTGGCGTACGAATTGATTGTCTCGGTGGAGGTTGACTTGCGGTAGCCTATCCATGAGTAGATCTTGCCCTCGGCATAGTCCAGGGTCGTGATGGAGGATGCATTCAGCAGCTCGGGTCGACTGATCGGGTTCTCGTTGGTCTTGATTTTGGGGTTGTCGTTCTGTGCAACGACGGGCCATACTGTGGCGGAATCATCGCCGGTGTCGCAATCGAGAACAAACACGCGCACCTTGTTGATCGTGGTCGAAAAGACGGTGGTTAACTCGTTCGCAATCAGATTGCACAGTTCATTCCAGCTGGGACGGTTGTCCTCCGTGTACAACGGGGCAAACTGCTTGGCAAGCTCGCCGAGCTGAATCAGGTCCTCTTCGACACTCATTGTCGCTCTCTACTTATACCACAATATTTTTTCAATGAAAACTTAAGATGTCTGTTCTTAAACCGGATTAAAGTTTGATGGGGGGTTGGTTTCAACCCTGAGCGGGATGGCTTCCAACCGGGTGAACTTTCTGACATTACATCCCAAAAAAAAAATCTTGTCCCCCTCAAAATGAGCTCCATCATCGACACAATCATCCAACAGGCCGAATCCGCCAGGCGGATCACCCATAAGCAGCACATCAACACCAAGACACAAAAGGGCGAGAACGCACTGCTCCATTATCTGGTCAATAATATCGGAACGGACAATGCCATCGTCCTCCCCGTCGTCAAACGATTGGTCGCTGCCGGATCATCCCTCGTCTCCTCTGACGACAACGGCCGCACACCCTTCATCCTCCTCCTGAATCGCATGGACTGCATCCACAATGATGAATCCGATGCCATCCTCAGCATGCTGAGGAAGAACAAGACGAGATTCCCCCGGAACGCGACATCCCCATACCTAATCATCTACAATCGCATGAAGAAGTGTGGCGCCCTCCCGAGGCACTCCCACCCGATCCGCAAGATCCTCTCCCACATGATTGAGAACAACATGTTCGAAAAAGACAATTGGAACAAGCTCGTTGAGCGGATGGATGAGGCCGTCTTGAATGGAGTCTACGATTTTGTGGTGGACATTATCCACTCCACCAATCAGTTCGGCCGGTCTTTTCATACCGGCCTCACGAAGCTCCTCACAACCGCCATCGATGCGCGCGCAGACCCCACCATCATCACCTTCCTCCTTCGACGCGGCGCCATCCCCACGAGCACACACCTTCACAAGGCCGCATCCCACGGTCATGCACGCCTGTTCAGGGAATTGGTGGATTTTGTAAATGATTTTGACAAGGATGAGTTCTTGTTTGACTTTGTCATGCTTGCGATGGACAGGATCGGCAGGGAGGAGGGATACACGGACATCTTCAGGTGGCTGATTGAGAACGGTGCACGTTCAGACGAGATACTCATGCATAGGCTCATTCTGCGAAACAAGAAGGATATTATCGACGCATTGCACCGGCATGGGAGCCGATTGTACCCACCACCCGAGGGTGCACCCAGGAATCACGCCTACCATTTTGTCAGAAGAGAAATGGACCGCCTGAGGATCATCGACGCCATGGCAACCAAACGAATGACGGTGCGCAGAAAGAAGAGCAAGGAAACGTGGCACCACGTCGCACAGCGATCGTCCAAGATGGCACCCGACCTCGCACGACAACTCCGCCAGTACATGAATTAACGACATGATGATTTAAATGCAGTTGCGGACCGCATCCCGTCGTCTGATAATCAGATCCTTCTGTGTGCTTCATGCGCTTCTGATGGTCATGGGTGTCCCGCCATTGACACGGATCGTAATGGGCTTGTGCAGCTTCCCCTGGCTATCGCTGATGGAAACGCCAATCCCAACGGCGGTGTGTGTGTTGGGCACACTGAGCTTCATGGTCTTGTTGAGACGCTCAAAGGCGTCGCCGCATGTCCTCCGGTGCTGGGTCGATAGGAAGGTCGGGAAGCAGCAGTTCGGGAACGACTTGGTCGATAACCTGCTCGTGTCCCCGATAACAAACACAAAGTTCTTGTGCTGATTATACTCCAGTCGGACGACTCCGCACACCATCTCCCACTCTCGCATCCCAATCCATGAGGGCGACGTGCCGTTCATGAACGCCCACAGGTGAGGGACCGATAGGAGGCTCGGGTCGAGCGTCGTCGATGCCAGGTAGCATGGGGACATGGACGTCGTCCTGATCTCCAGCCGGATGTTCTCGCACACCCCAAACAGATCCCTTAGTGTGCTGATCCCCGATCGCTCCGCAAACTTGTATGGCGTCCGTGCCTTGGACGATGATGACATCATCTCCTTAAATGAGTGCATCGATCCTTCGTCCTTCTGGAAGAGGATTGTGTTGGGCAGACGGGATGCTTCTTCCCAGGTCATGATGCTGTTGGAGAAGTCTCCCAGGGTGTTGATCGCGGTCATGACCTGCTGGGGCTTGATGATCTTGGTGGTGCTCGGTCTCTGATACTTCCCGGGTGATAGTCGGTCGGATAGCATCGCCTTCATGGCAGCCTCGTCCCTGGCGTCCGCCATGATGGGGATGACGTTCTTGATCGCCTGCTGGATGACCGGGGACACGGCGTTGTGCAGCCCGTCGGGCGAGATGTTCGTCCACAACAGGATCCTCGCGCACTCCACCATCATCTCCCACTTCTTCATCTCAATAGTCTTGAAGTGGAGCACCACACGGGTGAGCCATTCCACCGATGGCAGCAGCATCCGACCGTATGTCGCCGCATCCATGCACGTCCTCATCCGATCGAGCGATGCGATCATGCCATCGATCGCGGCTGGATCGGGGATGATGGTGCGGATCATCCTGGGGAGGATGTCGGGAACGTAGCGCCGGATGGCCTTGTTGTAGAGCACGACGGCAGCGGGATCGGCCATGGTCATCTTCTCATCGGGGATCCGGACATGGTAGTGAGAGAACGGCCCCTCCACCGCCCCGAACCCGTCCACCTCCTCGCCGACAAGGATCTTGATCCCGACGATCGGTGTATCAAAGACGAGCGCGTTCATCCTCCGCAGGTCGACCGATAGAGGGTCCGTGAGATGGCTCGTTGCGGGCGAGAACAGGAGTGGCTTCCGGCCGTTGCTGTAGCGGCAGAGCCTCCTGAGCCTGCCCCTGCACGCCTGGCATCGGAGCTCCTCATCCACACGCGCCATGATATCCCGGATGACGGGGCCTCCCTCGTGGACCAGGACGGCGCACAGCCTGTTCTTGGCAGCATCCTCCAACTGGATGAACCCATAAGAGGTCTTGTCGGCAATCTTCGCAACGGTCTGTTCGTACGTGAACATATCTGTATTCATCATCAAACATAAAAACAATCAGTTATGTGTGATGATGAATATCTCCATTTTGTGTGCAAAGGATCAGTTTTCAGCAGGGCAGGAATACGAATGATGGGAGCCTCGTGATGGTGTCATTATTGTTCGTGATGCTGCGGTTCATGCCGCCAGCCTGGTATTCCCGGAACATGTTGATGGCCCGCAGGCGCAGATCCCGATCCTCAAACACATGCCGCAGCGCCGACCTCAGCTGATCGGGGAGAATGGGGCGGTTGTACCGGGACTGGTATTCATCACAGATGTACTCGGCCGTCTTGATGAACAGGAACAGCGTCTCGACGTCGTTCCACGTGTTCATGTATGAACCTCTGATGAACTGGAACTGGGGGTTCGTGATGAGATCGACCACTTGTTGGTAAAAATCTTTGCGCGGGAGCACCGGATCCATTCCCTCCTCCTCTTTGATCTGAATCAGGTTTTTATTTTTAAATCACTTTTTTTTTTGATTGAACAATGAAGCGAAGCGTGTGCAGGGGATGACGGGGGGGTAGACAGGGCGTGGAACGATGGCGGACATTGGGTCGAAGCGGGGGTTTTTGGAGTTGTTGAATAATATGACGGGGTCGACATGGTGGATTCGCAGGAGTCTGATGGAGTCCTTGTATCGGGAATAGCGGAGGGTCACCTCGGAGCAGAGGTCAAAGATGGGCACAATGTCCCTCTTCCTTGATGACAAGGAGACGCCGTGGAAGGAGATCTGTGGGTGCAGGCACACGGCATCCTTCCTCCGTGCACAGGGCGTCCGTCGGTCCGTGGGGTTGATGACGAGCTGGGGGATGAGGTGGGTGATCTCAATGTCCCTTGTCAGAACAAACTCATAGAGGAAGCCGTTGACCCGGGCGCCCCTGTGGCACGGCTCGTTGGACATGAGGGCGTCCTCCAGGATGTACCACAGGGCAATGACGGCATCGAGACCGAAGAATGTGATCTTGTCGGGGCGTGGTCTCCCACCGAGGAACGGATGCTCCGTGGATCCGTGGAACAGCCGCGTCCCTGCCGGCATGACGAGGCTGCCATCAGGTGATTTTTTGAATATCCGGTCGTAATGTCCGAGCATGGATGCGACGGGGCGTTCCCACTGCACGGGATCGCAGTCGGTGAATAGGCACCTCCAGAAGCGGCCGGTCCATACCCTCCACTGGATCTGATCATCATCGAACGGATTCGTGGAGGGCGCTCGGATCCTTGGAGGACGGACCAATGTCTTTACCATCTTGTAATCAACAGATAAAAAAAACATGAATCATCATTTCATGAACTGGTTGCTCACACAAACCGGGAGTTGGTTCGTCTTCAGGGTTGAAACCAACCCCCATCAAACTTTAACACGGCTTAAGAACAACATCGTCTTCTTAAGCCGGGCTAAAGTTGATTTCAACGCTGTTCGTCTTTTATTTGCATCCGAATAAGTGTCAAAACCCTGTTTGAATGATAATGCCTTGAGCACCGTTAGATGAGTTTTTTTACCGGTTATAAGTGTTGGATACACCTCTGAGGGGGGGAATGATTGTTCTCGGCATGGTCGCTTCAATGACATGATGATATTCGATAATTCCTTAAGGAGATTGTATAAGAATGGAAATGATTGTGTTGTGGTGGCTTTCCGTCATCATCCCGGGAGTGGTATCGGCGCTCCGAATAGGCGCGGCCACATCGGCGTACCAGATCGAGGGTGGGTATGATCTTAGGAGGAGGAATATCTGGGACGAGTTTGTCGATCGTCCGGGCTCCATTGTTGATGGATCGAATGCCTACACCGCATGCGATAGCTACGACAGGTGGATGGACGATATAAGGCTCCTGTCGGAATTGGGAGTCGGCGATTACCGCATGTCGATCTCGTGGTCGCGGTTCATGATGAATGCCACTCATATCGACCCGGTCGGCGCATCGTATTACGACAATGTGATTCACGGTCTCCGGATGGACGGCATCAGGCCTCACATAACAATGTGCCACTGGGATGTCCCCGTATGGACATCGATGCTGGACACGGACGGCTTCCGACGGGACTTCAGGGTGTATGCGTCGTTGATCATGGAGCGGTATGCGCCCGAAGTGTGGACGTGGTATTCGTTCAATGAGCCCTACACGGTCGCTTCGTTGGGGTTCGGCAATGGGTACCATGCGCCCGGGATCGGGTCGCCACAGGCGATGCCCTACACGGTATCGAGGACGATGCTCCTGGCACACTCGGATGTCCATCCCGAGTTTCTGCGGCTGAGGGATCAGATGCCGGCCGGTGCTCACTACACGATGGCTCTCAATGTCCACGGGTACACGGGCCCGGGCGCCGATCGGGCCTATGCGTTCCAGCTGGGGCTGTATCTTGAACCCCTGATAACCGGTAATTACCCCCAGGTCGTGCTGGACACGGTGGGCCCTGAACGTCTCGTGCGGTTCACACCCGAGGAGTCCGATCGACTTAGGGGGTCCATCACGGCCGTGGCCATTAATTATTATACGACATACAGGGCCGATCCGGTCGGTGCGTGCAGCCCCGGAGACTTTTTTTCGGATCCGTGTGTGTATCTGTCGAGGCAGCCGCAGAGTGAAACGACCCAATCGTCCTGGCTCTTCCTGTACCCCGAAGGGATCCGATACGTGATTGACAAGGCGGCAGAGATGGCACCGGGGCTGCCGATCCAGATATCCGAGACCGGGGTCTCGACACGCCCGGGTGATCTGGACGACCCGATCCGCATCAAATGCATGAATGAGACGCTCGATATCCTTAGAGACATGACTGGCGTCGACACGGTCTTCTTCTGGAGCATCATGGACAACTTTGAATGGGCGGCGGGCTACACGGAGGCGTTCGGGATGGTGGCGGTCGACTTCCAAAAGAATGGCAGCCGAACACCCAAGGATTCCTTCTACTGGCTCCAGGATCGTATCCGTTCCTAAGTGGTCATGATCCTTGTTCCTGGACAAGTCTGATGCTCTTATTGACAATACACCGATGCCGAGCGTGCACGGGTCAACTTTGGATTTACTCGGATCTCCTCTCCTTCTCTGACTCCTTAAGTCCATATTTGTATTATTTCAAAATCATTCAACACGCTTATGAACTGACCGAATAAGCATATGCCCTGAATGACAACCATGGTGCACAGCAGGCCAAAGACCGCATCATTCAGTCGCCGATCATTGTTCCTGGACAAGTCTGATGGTCTTATTGACAAGGCGCCGATGCCCACCGCGCACGCGATGATATCAAGCACAATATAGACAATGCTATAATATTTAATGTTAGAGTCCTGCTTCTTCACATCCGTCGCTATAAGTATAATAAAATAAGCACAGAAATAAATGTTGATCAGAAGGATCAATGAGAGGGCCGCCTCAGTGAGGATGAGGTACAAGTTATTTTTTGGGGTTGTTCTGCTGTGGAGGATGCCGGTGGTTATGATCCCTGCGATTCCAATGATTATAGATAATGGTGTGAGTATAAAATACACGATCAATACATAAATTGCTGCAGCCTCATTAACGGTAGGTGAGAGAATGTATGGAGGCATCTTTTTTATAGAGGTTCATAAAAAAAATTTTGTGAGCATATTTTTTCTGTTTTAAGCCGTGCGATCACCCTGTGTCGTTCTTAACAGGGTTGGAACCGCTTTAAAGCAATGACCGAAATGATTTAAAGACATGAAATGTCTTTAAGCCGTCTTATCAATAAATTGTAGATGGTTTCAACCTGGTTCTTAATTCATTCTTTCTCTCAATTTTATGGTCGACGTAAACCTATCTTATAATCATCCAACCCATTTATGATCCGACCCAACAAGAATATGCCCTCAATGACATTCAGTCGCCGATCATTGTTCCTGGACAAGTCTGATTGTCTTATTGACATCTAAGGTGAATCGTATAGCGGATTCAATGAAATCCAAAGTTAACCCGTAAGGGGTCAAGGTTGGAACCGCTTTAAAGCAATGACCGAAATGATTTACAGACATATCACGTCTTTAAGCCGTCTCATCAATGATCTGCAGATGGTTTCAACCCTGCTCTGATAAGGAGAGGAAATCCGAGTTTCCCTATTGGTGTGAACGATTAGGATCGATCAAAAGCAGAGGAGGGGTGTCATTATCAACAATGACGAGGATGTTGTCGGAAACTCTTTGTCAAAACAGAACTGGTGCAATTTCCTGGATTCTTCTCGATCCGTCATGAAGCGACTAAATATGTTTTTTCCGAGATCAAATGGATTCTGTTGATTGCACAAGAAGGTAAATATCGGGATAATCTTCGGATTTGCTTTATTGCTCATTACTTCTTCATTGTTGTATACACCGGTATCACATGACAATAATAATGTCTTCTTATTCGTCAATATGATGAGTGCTATCTCTTCCACTTTGCCTTTATATTCCTCTATCAAGTTTCTTCGTAATTGTTTGTTGGGACGCTTCTCATCAAATATAAAATCATAAATTATAATCATCTTTTTGATTGAGGTTGTCGTATCATCATGTATCAGATTGACCGTTGGGCCCCTTTGAGTCTCCAGATCAGAGGATCACAATAATGACCGATATATCGGACATAGTTCTTGATGATATTGACCATTTTGATCAATCATCAGAAAAAAAATGACTGACTCCTGCAACATTCGTATGATTCCAGTAGGGATGAACACGTCGTTGTCGGACGACGAGATCAGGTGCATCATCGGGTTCATGGATGGGGAGACCCTCCTCCGGTTCTCGGGCTGCTGCACGAGGTTCTGGGATATGACCACGAGGAGGACGATCTGGAGGGACGCAGCAATGACCACGTTCCCCCACCTCAGGGAGACGCGCGATGCGAGTGCGTACGGGGGCGATTGGAGGATGCTGGTGGCCGATTACAATCGGCGCAATCGCTCCATGGTGTTCACCTCCCGCTTTGCAAGGATGTCGACGGACACGACGAGACGTAGGAGCTCATCGATCATCATGAATGACTTTTCCTTCCATGTCATTGTCGATCCTGTGGGCAATCCGAACATTCAGTTTGGAGAGCCGGTGCTGTCCGCATATCTCGCGTGCATGCCGACTGGATCGGCAGAGAGGGACTGGGAGTGCTGCTGCCAGTTCTCACTGACTCTGGTCAAAAAGAAGGGGCGGAACAGGACGTGGCACTCGACCCTCCCCGAACACCGCTTCTCCGCCGACGGCGTCTTTACCTGGGGTGTGCACGAACTCATCACTCACACAGAAATGGCCGGTTTTGTTGTCAATGATACGATCGATATCAGGGTCAGGCTGCGCATGCTATACATGAGGGTGCGTCTGATCCGAGCCGACGGAACGACGTCCATAACCGACATCTTCCGGTCGACAAGGCTCGGTAAGCTCAGGAGGATGATGGGTTGTGCATCATCATTATGGGTGGTCTGCGGTGCATCCGAGCCTCCCCTGCTCCTGGATGATGAGGACGCGTCCGTTTATCATATGGCATGCAGTATGATGGTGGATGGCCTGGACGAGGTGACGGTGCAGGAGGGAGGAGCAGCGCCCGAGCTCCCTATACAGCGATCCGATAGGAACGAGCGCTTCCTGCGTCTCGATGATATCGTGGATTTTGTGTGGAGGTCCGGTGGAGACCCGAGGCGTATAGCCGAGGTATTCTTGTATAGACTGCACGAGGATCCCGTGGAAGCATTTAGATATGTCATGGCGGGCAGGAATATCGATTACTGCTGTGATCAGTGCGGGACTCCCGATTTTATCGGGCTGCGATACCATTGCCATGTCTGTGATAATTATGATCTATGCGAATCATGCGCCCATTCCACCCGCATACTGCCTCACCGTTATTCGGCCGGTCTGATCCAGGGGCGTTTTTATCGCATCAGGGGCTTTCATGAGCACACCAGAGAACACAAACTTATGGTATACGAGCCCTTATTCTATTCAAACCCAAATTAAACCCCACTCTGATGATTCTTAAGGATTCATATAATCCTTAAGGTGGGTCATATTCTTCTGTTATCAGAGCTGTGCGATGGTCTGGAGGTGATTGAACGGCGATCGGATCTGGCTGAAGCTGACTCTTCCACCATAGACGGGTGGTCTACCCGGGTCGCGCACGATCTTCATCTCGACATTGCGGATCCCCTTGAAGAAGACGGCAAAGACCTTGTCCCCCATACGGAAGGGGATGAGGAGATCCGAAGACCAACCAACCGTCCTGACAC